GCCCCCCGGTTCACGATGACGGCGGCCCCGTTGAAGGTGAGGGCATTGCCGGTGATGGCGACGGAGCCGGCGTTGCCGAAGATGTCGATCTGGGCGGTCGGGGAGCCTTCGGCGTTAGAAACGTTGAATAGGACTTCGGCGTCCGCGAGGTCGCCGTTGGCGTTCATGGAGAAGAACGCCTTGTTGCTGGCGCCGCCCGTGACCTGCGCTCCGAAGAAGACGGTGGCCTCTTCGACGGTCCACTGGGGCACGACCACGGCCTCGCCAGCCGTGCCCGCCGCGATGCCGCCGCTCGGGAACGACAGTTGCGTCGCCGGATTGATCGTCGTCGTGCCGTCCGTGACGATGCTGGCGCCGCCGGTTCCTGCGGTTCCTTGCGTCCCTTGGGTTCCTTGGACGCCTTGCGTGCCCTGCGTGCCCTGCGGGCCGACGATCTGAAGGTCAGCGATCAGCGGCATGTCACTCCTATTGGTCGTAGGCTCGCCGAGGTGACGAGCCCACGGTTGCAGCGCCTAGGTCCAAGTGCCGCCAGCCTTGAGGTACACATCACCGTTGGTCGTGTTGAGGTAGTAGTCGCCGTTGACGCCGATGCTGTCAGGGGTCGGGATGCCCGCCCCAGAGAGCCACTGCGATCCCGGGGTGCCAGCGGTTCCGGCGGTGCCCCACGTCCCGACCGTGCCCCACGTGCCGACCGTTCCGGCTGTGCCCCACGTGCCGGTGGCGCCGACCGTGCCCTGAACGCCCTCGGTCCCGGCCGTGCCCCACGTCCCGAAGGTTCCCTGCGTGCCCTGCACACCCTTGATGTTGCCGACCAGTCCCATGACGTTCTCCTATCCGCTATGCGCCCCACGTCCCGCCGACGCGCTGGTAGATGTCTCCGTTGGTGACATTGAGATAGAGGTCGTCATCGACCCCGACCGCGTCATCGGGGAGCCCCGAGCCGATCCACCACTTCGTCCCGGCTGGACCTGCAGGTCCGGTGGGACCGACTGAACCGGCCGCCGGCTCCCAGCCCGCGTCGCCTTCGGCGTCGGAGAGCTTCGTGAGGACTTCGCCGGTCGTGCCGCCGGGGGGGAGGGAGGCGCCGGGGTCCTGCCAGTCTCCGGTTCCGGGCGCGGTGTTCGTGACGACCTGGCCGGGAGTTCCGCCGGATGGGAGGGATGAACCGGATGATCCGGGCGTGACACCAGTGCCACCCCACCCACCGCCACTGCCGCCGGAATGGACAATGCCCGGCTTGCCCGGCTTGCCGGGTTCGCCTTTGTCGCCCTTCTTCGCCAGCAGATCCCATGACGAACTCGGCGGTCGGCTCCCATGCGATGGCGAGGTAGCGACATAGGAACTGCCGCCGTCCTCAACGGCATCGCCGGGCGCATAGTCCTCGACGTGGGACCAGGGTCCTCGCCAGACGACGCCGGGTTCACCATTCACACCCGGGGCGCCGGGCTCGCCGGGGGCCGGCGGGTTGGCGCGTAGGAATGCCGCCACATCGGCCGGGAGCCGCCTATTGGCAGTCCGTTCGGCAACAACGGAGGCGACACCAGTCGCGACCGTCTCAGCAACGGTGGCGGCCTTGGCCTCCGCTGCCTGGAAGGCGATCTTGCGAGCCTCCTGCTGGGCGATGGCCGCGCTGATCACGTCACCCATCGACGGGCTCCTCGTGACTGCCGAGGATGTCACCCGTCTCAGGGTCGGTATCGATGACGGTCCGGGTTAGGACGTGCTCGACGACTCGCACGGCGCCCTCGGAGATCGTCACCTGCGCGGGCTCGACCGTGATGACCGGGGCCGTATGGGGGACCAGCAGCGCATCGGTCAGTGCCTTGAGCGCGGCGTCGCGCGGATCCTCGGTCGGCGCCGCCTTGCCACCGGCCATCTGGACACCTGTGACCGCGCCGTTAGTGTCCGTGGTGATCCCGGCGATGTTGACCGGCAGGACGAACTCGTCAAGGCCATCGGCGGGGTTGAGGTTCTCGCGAGCCCGGACTTCGGCCCGGCTCAGCCAGCCCGTGTTGACCGCGACGTTGTACGCCGTGAACCGCGTCAGGGTGTCGGCTTTCAGGAGCGACTCGCGCAGGAATTCGGCGTAGAGGTCGGGGTAGCCGCCGAACAGCTGGAGCTTGATCTGCTGCTCGATCCGGGAGAGCCACGAGTCGGCCGTGAAGCGCAGGAACCCGATCGTCTGTTGCTCGATCCCGGTTCCCCAACTGGTGGAGCCCGAGACGTCGCCGACCATGTGCGGCGGGACACCGAACCAGCGGGCGAGCTCGCCCACCTGGAACTGCCGGGTGTCCCTGAACTGGGCGTCCTCGAGCGACATGCCGATCGTCGAGAACTTCATGTCGTCCTCGAGCACGATCGTCTTGCCCGCATTCGCGGAACCCCGGAGCCGGTCCATCTGCGCGGCGAGCCGATCCTGTACTGCCTGCGGGAGCGCCTTGGGATGCTGGAGCACAACCGCCGGGCGGGCGTTGTTGCGGTAGACGTTGGAGCCGAAGGAGTGCGCCGCCCGGTACAGGCCGACGTCATCGCGCATGAGGCTGAGGACGCTGTAGCCCTGGACCCCGTCATACCCGAGGCCCGGGATGTGCAGCACCTCGCGCGGCTTGAGACGGAGCAGCGAGCCGTCCGGCTGACGGTAGTCGTACCAGCGCTCGACGCCCCCGATCAGGCGCGGTGTGACCCGGTGCGGCGGGAGGAGCTTGAGGCCGGTGAGGCCGAGGTACTGATCCCGAATGATCTCGCTGTACCAGTTGCCGCGGAGGAGCGCGTGGCCCATGCCGGTCTCGCCCCACACGAACGCCGTCATGTCCGGCATCGGCGCGTCGTGAAGCAGCGCGTACTCAGGCCGGTCGGTCGCGCGCTGGGTCGTCGTACCATCGGAGCGGTAGGTGATGAGCGGCATCCCGGCGACGATCCCGCTGAGCAGCGCGACGCAGCGGAAGATGACGCCGACGGCCATCGCGCTGTCCCAGGTCACGACCTCGCCAGAGGATGACCGGCCGGTGTAGCCATCGGGCGGGTTTGCGAAGCCGTTCATCTCGAACGTGAGGTCTTTGAGGTGGCGGAGTGCGCCCATCAGGCAGACCTCCAGGCAGCGAGCATCGCCAGCGTGCCGGCAACGACCAGCGCGAGCGGGATGGCGACAAGCGCGAGACCCGCGACAACGGCCACGAACCCGAGGCCAAACGCGACCTCGGGGATGCCGACACCGGGGAAGCGGCGGCGGCGCTCCGGCAGGGCGTTGGGGTGCGTCTCGTTCAGCATCACAGCTCCAGGAGCCCGCGGTCTTCGCGTTCGTAGACCGACGGCTCCGGACGCGTCTCGCGCTGCACCCGGTCGATCGCGAGGGCTAGGGCCACAGCGGCGTCGATCCGACCACGCGACTTGCCCTTGGCGAGGGTGAAGCCGCGATCGTTGAACCGTGGCGTGGCATTGAGCACCTGCGACGCGAAGGCCTCATCCCCGTCGTGGGTGATACCGCCGCCCCGGATGAGTTCGTACAGGCTGCCGACCGCGGGAGTCATCCGCTCCAGCGTCTGCGGCTGCTCGACCATCGCGATGCCTTCGTCGGTCAGCATCTTGGCCGGCACGTCAAAGAACCGCGGGTCATAGCCGACCGTCTGGAGCTCGTACCGGTCGGCGAGCTCGCGGATGTGCTGCATAACGTCGGTCGTGTCCACCGGCTCGTCGGCGGTCGGGACCCACAGGCGGCAGACGGCGTGAACGCGGCCCGCCGGGTGCCCATCCTCGTCGGGCCGGCGCTGCACGGCGACCACGGCCGTCGAGTCATGCTTCAGGCCCACGTCGATGCCGACCCACGTCGGTGCGCCCTCCACGAAGTCCCACGGCGACGTAAGGCCCTCCCAGATCGCCCTGCCGTTCGGGCCGAGCCAAGCGTCGGTGCCCTCGACCCACTGGCCGAGCCGGAAGATCTGGAAGTGCGCCGGGGGCGTGATGCCGAGGTCGGTCTCCAGTGCCGACTCGCGCAGGAACCCGGCCTTGATCGCCGGGTTGGCAACCCGCCACGCCTTGCGGTCATCGATGGCGCAGCCCTCGGGAGCGGCGTACTGCCGGAGGTAGAACCCGGGCAGCTTCACGCCCTCCTCGACCGCCTTGCGGAGGTGGAAGAGCGCGTTGTCGCGATCGAAGCCCGGCGTCCCGACGCCGATGATCGTGCTCCGTTCCCGCTTGCCGGCGCCCATCCGTAGGCTGTCCCATGACTCGATGGGCTGGAAGCCGATCTCGTCCACGATGGCGAGGCTCGGGTCGAGCCCCTGGAGGCCGCCGACCTCATTGGACATCGGGAAGAGTTCGCCGCCGTTGTAGGGCACGAAGACGCGCGGCGTGCTGACGCCCGTGTAGATGAGCGCCCGGCGTTCAAGTTCAGGGTCGCCGTGGATCATGCTGACCGCGACGCCGTAGCAGGACTTGATCGCCATCGCGACGGTCATATGGATGATCGGGATTTGCGGCGAGCCGGTCGAGTCGTCGTCGAAGAGCGCCCACACGGCGAGTGCGCCGCCCAGGCTCGACTTGCCGTTGCCGCGAGGCGTGGCGAGGACGCCGATGTCGATGCCCTGGGCGAATGTCTTGCGGATGAACGCCTTCTGGAAGGGTGCCAGCTTCAGCGGCTCGCCCGTGATCGTGCCGTTGGGTGCTCGGGTGTAGTGCCCGGTGCCCTTGGCCGGGCGGCAGTACGTCTCGATGAACCGGATCGCCCGGCTGGCGCGACTGTGCATCCGCTGCCAGCTCGGGTCGGTCTTCCACGGGCCGCCCGCAACGATGGCGACTCGCTTGGCGGCATTACCCTCGGGGCGAGTCATGGTCTATGCACCACCGGACCGACCGGCTGCATAAACCGGGCCGTTATAGGCGTAGAAAGCGG